CAAAAGCACCTAAAAAGAAAACTAAGGCGTTCATGCGTGAAAGTGTGGAGTTTATACGCAATATGGCAAAATGGAAAGCGGCACAAAAATATTGTGAAGATAACAATTTAGAATTTAAAGTATTTACTGAAAAAGAATTAGGTATTTACTAAGCGTAAATGGCATCTTTCATGCCTTTATCACCCGTCATTGTTTCATCTGCGATAATAGTTTGATTGACACTATTTTGTGTAGTTGATGATACATTACCACCTGTATTAATATTTGCATTGCCGCCACCGCCTTGCATTGCGGCCGCATATTCAGCGCCTTCAGTATTTAAATTTTTACCACTTGCGATAGCATCTACACTAACAGTTTGAGGGTCGCCTGTTATATCTGACATATCACCTGTTGCGCCTTGTTGAGCTGCTGGTGTAATAGGTTCTTCACCTGTTTTTCTAATTCTATAAAATCCTCTGCCAAAAAATCCACCATCATCATATACAGGTTCGTATGTACCTTGTCCCATACCACTTAATTCAGAAGCCATAATTTTAGCTTGTTCTTCATCACCCATTTTCATCATTTTGCCGTCAACAGGACTTAAAACATTACCACTATCATCTACATCAATTTTTTTAACCCACTTACCATCTTCTTGTGCAATAGCCTCAGCGACAGAAGCATCACCACCTTCTTGTTTAATGGTTGTGCCACCACTATCACCTATAATTTTTTCTTTTAGAGCTTTTGCTTTATCACCAATGAAAGGTAATCCTTCAACTGATTCTAAAATACCAACTAATAAATCTTGCATTAATTGTTTAATTTTTCTAAAAGGTGCCATTGCAAAATCAATGATGCCGTCTTTTAATTCTGTAAACTTAGATGTAATACTATCTGTAATTTCTGTAACTTTATTCGGTATTGTTTCAGTAAAGAATGTACCAATACTATTAAAGAAGTTCTTAAATGGTGTGATTAACCACTCATCAAAGAAGTTTGCAATACTATCACTAATCTCTTTTACTTTTGTAGGAATAGTTATGGTAAAGAAGTTACCAATATCGGTAAATAATTGACTCATGTTTTCTGGTAATTTTCTAAACCACATTTTAATATCTGTTACCATTTCTGATTCAATACCAAATGCGCCTAAGGCTGCCTCAATTAATGAAAAAAAGGCGTCACCAATATATGATACTAATTTTATAGGAAAATCTACAAATAGTTTTTTAATACCTTTAAAGAATGTACCTGCATCACCTGAAAACAAACCTTTAAATATATCAATTAACCCGCCAAATAAATCTTTTAACATAGATACAGCATTATCAAATAATGGACCTATATTTTCAAACATTATACTAAAAAATCTTTTTAAACCATCAATTATAGGTGTAACTGCTTCTGCAATTTGTTTACCATACTTTTGTAATCCTTTTGCCAATAATAATAGGCCTGCAATTAAACCACCCTTAATAAGAAGACCCATAAAACCACCTTGACCCATAAGGCCACCAATTTTATCTTTTGCCTTCTCCATAAAACTTCTATTATCGCCTTCATCACCGGCACCTGGAGCTTCTATTTCTGCTTCTGTTTCACCAAGAGCGGCCGCATCAGCAGCCATCTCTTGTTGGTCTAAAGCTTGGTCTTGTAATGATACGCCTTCACTAAACTTATCCACTAAAGAGTAAATACCATCTCTAATATCTGACAATACAGTCATCATACTATCAAATGGATTCATAGGTTGTACTTCAGCTGCAACAGCACCTGCCGGTGCCATTTGATTAGCCGGTACTAAGGCAGTTCCAGCAGATTGAAATTCACCTACTCTATCGCCTATTTCCTTACCTATTTCTATTACTGATTGGTCTTTTAGTGTTAGTTCAGCCATTATTTTTTACTCTTACTTGTTCCTGTGTATAGACCAAACCAGGCTGCGCCAGCACCAACTACGATACTAATTAACCCACTTTGTTCCAAGGTTGGGGCATCTAAGTCCATATACCATATTACACACTTGTATAATAAGATTATGTAAACTGTTAAAAATAATCTAGGGAATATTCTCCATGCGTCCACGGCTCTTGCCATATGTATTAATTTTGCGTATGGGTTAATACCCAAATCTTTAATAGAAGTATCTACCTCTAAATCTACTTGTATTTTTTGTTTTGGTTCTGAAACCTTTACTTCATCAGCCATTTAACCTCTCCTTTTTTCTCGTTCTCTACGCTCTTTTTCTTCTTTGAGGTAATTCACCAACAAACTAATATATATTTCCCTCTCCCACGGTAACATATTCTCTAATTCACTTAAAGAATATTTATGATGTTGCATCAATGCAAAATTCGTTTCATAATAATTCGTTAAATTATCATGTGAGAGGGCTATCCGAAAAAATCGGCCAGACCTTTCAAAGCGACTTCGCTCTTCACACCTGTATTAGGATTTTCTACTTCAATTTTGTGTTCTAACCTAGGCATTGTATTGTAAAACTTATTTAAGTTCTTCATTTGGTCTGCCGTAAGATTATCTACAAATTCTCTAAGTTCTTCTTTGGTACTATCTTTTGCTTGATATACTTTCTCACCCTCGTATATTGTTTCAATAGCGTTGGTAATCATATCGTACATTTCATCAAGCTTGATTTTACCTGTCATCATATTCTCATTGACATCTTTCAATGAAGGATATTTCAGAACAACTCCTAATTTTCTACTCTCATCAAGTATTACATTATTAGCGTGGTCATCATCAACATAAACTTCTACTTTTGATAAATCTACTTCAGTATTAACATATGTTTTTTTGTCGTCAGGACATAACACTTTAATTTTAGCTATCTCACCAACTGACTTGGCACGAATTTGTAAAAATACATATTCAATGTCAAACATAGGATATTCTTCAGCAACGATTTCACCAAAAGTACAATTCTTAACAATGTCTTTCACAGCTGTTAACATTTCACCAGCGTTACCTGATTCCATGGCCATTAATAAAATCTTTTCTTCTTTTACAAGAAAAGGTCTATAAGAAACTGTCTTTTGTTGTGATGGCAAAGTCAACTCATATTTCGCCGTATTGGCTACTGGTAATGCCATAATTTACTCCTTTTTTATATTATAAGAATGGTGGGAATACTTTTCCACCAGTCACCGCACCAATTGGTACTCTTTGTTTGATAACATTCACCGCATCACGGCCTGCTCTTCTCAAATCAGGCGGCAATTTATTTATGAAGTTACCAATCAAACCTCTATCTCTTGCTATAATATCTGGTTTCTTAAATCCACCACCTACAGTAAAGTTATTTACTTGGCTAAGTGTTAAGTTTTGCCAGTTTCTAAATGCCATTGTAACACTAATCTTATGAATCTCATCATTCGAACCTTGATTAAAGTTAACTGCATTTATAGCTTTTGGAAAACACTCAAATAAGTGTACACCATAAGAAATTCTATCTCTATCATTTTCTTCAGCAAATGCGCCTAATTGATAAATTCTAATTGCACCAACATACTCATCATAGAAATTGACATTGTTGGTATTTTCACTAAAGGCTGCCTTTTGCCATAATTCAAAGAAACTTCTTTGTCTTAAAAATTTGTCTGCATAAAAAGTAAGTGTAACCTCACCTGAATAACTATGGCCATAAACAATTTCTCTTTTTGGTCCATATGTTCTAAAATCTGTTGTGTTTAAGTTTCGACCTGGCATCTCAATTGACTCTACAAATGCTCTTAAACCTCGTCTAACTTCACTTTGTTCTGAAAGTTGGCCACTTTGTGTAATATCTTTTATTTCTTCCCAAAACAATATATCTTCACCAACACTATCAACACTAACACCTGTTGGCATAACAAAGTCAACTAAAAATCTATTCGGCTTGGCAAAACCCTCACCTTGTGCAATCGCACCCATAACTCTACCAATTGTAGATTCAGGATTACCACCTTGTGTTCGTTTTAACCTTGGGTCGCCTTCAACATCATCTAAAGACCTATCTCTCGGAAGACCAAGTCTTATATCAAAAGGACCTATTCTTCTACCGCCTCTTAAAATTGCCATTAGATTTTTCTCCTACTATCAGCAAATACAGAACCAATACTTCTTTTCTTAAAGTCAGCTACTGGTAAATATACTGCGATAGCCATTTCGTCTGCATCAATTCTTCTAAATTCTGTTTGTACATGACTATACAAATATTTCTTAATTGCTGGTTTGATTAAATTAATACTCTTAACATCATCATAACTCGCTAACAATTTTGTTGTACTATCAAATTTATTGTTTGTAGTAAATTGTTGTAATCTCTCTAATAATCTAAATCTCAATGGGTAAGGTAAATAATGAAAGTTCAATCCCATAAACCCACCTCTTATTGGCTCTAGTGGTAACACTAAAGGAAATGTGTCATAAAAAGGCAAAGTTTGTTTATATTTAGGGTCATAGACAAACATATTCATACGGCCTAAACTAGGTCGTGCATTTAATCTGCCTTCGGACATCAATTTTCTACGACTTACTCTATCTACAATAAGGGAAACTGCGTTTCTATACCACGAGGCACCACGCAATTTATTATTCTGTAAATCTACTAATGGGTCAAATATCGTTTTAGCCATATGACTATTTATATGTTATTCCAATAAAAAACCCACCTACCTTTCGGTAGGTGGGCTAAAGTTTACCTGAAGTGGAGAGATTTACTCTTCCTCAGCCAATTTACTAAAGTAATCTAGCGTATCATCATCATCTGAATCCATCACATCACTTGACTTTGGTAGAGCGACTTCAGCACTTTTCATTGGAGCCTGTGGTTGGCTAGGCGGGAGGTCTGCCGATTCCACAGTTTCCGTGCTTTGTTTACCACCTGCAATAACCCTATTCAGTTTCTCTTTGAGTTCATCATAGGTCTTAAAATTGCTTGGGTCAACAAAGTCTTTTAGAGGGTATTGTTTATCCCAAATCGCTTTGATTTGGTCATCTGTTTCCGCAATCTGCGAAACACCCTCAAACTCGGACTTGTCATAGTTCCAATATCCATCAACTTTACGAAGCTTCAGTTTGAAGTTTGCACCTTTCCAAAAATCAAATGGATTAATTGGTGTTTCATCTTCAAATGCCGGTTGCATCGCTTCCGTAATCTTGTCAAAGATTTTCTTACCAAACTTGTAAAGAAATACTTTGCCTTCATTTTCTGGATGCTTTGGGTCACTTACGACATAGATATTGCTGTAATAAGAGAGTTTTCTTTTTCTCTTACGAGCAATTTCTTTATCAGCATCAACACCTGTATTCCATAATCTTGTGTTTTCTTCTGACACAGGATCCTTTTGGCCTAAAGTTGTTAATGAGTTCTCAATATACCAGCCACCTTTATCTTGGAAGGCATGAGACCAAACTCTTTGCCAAGGCATATCTTCACCAGATACAGCAGGCAAAAATCTGATAACAGCATAACCGTTACCTGTTTTGTCCATCTCAGGTTTCCAAAGTCTGTCGTCCTGATATTTGTTTTTGTTTGATTGGTCTTCTGGATTTAGGTTTTGTTCCAGAGCCTTTGTGAGTTTGTCAAAGTTACTTGACGAGCTTTTTAATGTATCGAAATCCATATTTTTCTCCTTGTATTAATCGTATTTCGTATTTGTGTTACCTGTATAATCGGTATCATTATTATTTATAAGAGTTTTATAGCTCATTTAAATAATTCTTTACATTCTCAGGTGTTGATTCTATATAAGGGTCATCATCATCTGAGAAATTATTAAAACCTGGTTCTTCAAACATCTTTTCGACTACGCCATTATTTACAATAGCTGCATATCTCCAAGACCTCATGCCAAAACCTTGTTTAGGTTTAGCGACCAGCATTCCCATGTTACTTGTAAATGTACCACAACCATCTGGTATCATCTTCACATGTTTAATTCCTAAATCTCTTGCCCAAGCATTCATTACAAAGGCGTCATTTACTGATACACAATATACATCATCAATGCCCTTTTTCATAAAGTCCATAAACTCTCTATCATAACTAGGTAGTTCTTCGCCTGAACATGTTGGTGTAAATGCACCTGGTAAACTGAACAATAAGATTCTTTTACCTTTAAAAAGTTCATCTGTTGTTACATCTTTCCATGTGCCACCTATAAAAGTACAACCGCCTTTTTCATCGCTGTCGCCTTCTCTAAATTTAAATGTGTGTTTCTTAATATTCATATTCATTCTCTTTTTACATTAGTAAACAATATGCGAAATAGGTGGGACTATGGATTTACCCACAAGCAGACGACCGGATACCATATCCTAAACGCCCACAACCAACTTCCACTCGGTAGAGTGATGTGACACAGCCTATTTCTAGTACCATGCCTGAGTACCACCTCTAAGTTGTCAAGTTCGACCCTCTGGTGAAGGCCTCTTCCTTGCACTATAAAAAGAGAGTAATTAATTCTCTTTTGCATTGTTATCAATATATCATAATCCTAGTCTTTTGTCAAGCGTAGGATAGTCGATATATGAAACTTGTCCACTTTGTACAAATCGTTGCCAAAGTGGTAAAATCTGGCTAACTTTATCAGGTCCTCTATCTGCGTTAGGATTGACTTTGAAAAACTTAACCTTTGGATATTCTTTAATTAGATTACACCATTGTTGTTCCCAATTGGTATGGGGTGTTGGTGTATTTTCTTTAGCCACATAATGTTTAGTTCCTGCATATACATTATTGACTTGATTATCATTACTGACCATATCATGGCCAATCAAATAAATTTCTTCTGGTTGTTCTTTGACTAATGCCACTTTACCACTTGTTGCACCACAAGCCCAACCTCTATCTTTTCTTTCACCACATTCTTCATAAAAATCTTTTAATGAAACGGCCTTATCGCCATCATGCACCCAACTGACATAGATGTTTGCATGGTCTATTTCTTTTTTAAATTGTCGCCATGCTTCTGGTTTATTTTCATATCGTCTAATGATATTAATTTGGCCTGCCATATTCATTCCATGTAAAACAAATTCTTTTCTATCACCTTTTTCATTTTCAACATGATTATCATATTTTTCTTTAATCTTATCTCTATCCATGGTGTTTAAACCAGACCAAAACATCATATCAAAATGTGCTTCTGGTACTCTAGTCCAATCTCTAAAATATGTTGGTATCTTTTCTGCAATACCAGCATGATAGATTTCGTGCATAATACCATGGTCAACACCACAAATTACATCTGGTAAAAAATCTCTATAGATTGCATTACAACCATAAATCTTTCCGTGGTCTCTAAGTTTTTCTAAATTGTAATCAGTTCTACTTTTACCATTACCAATACAAAATACTCTATTAGCCATTAATAAAAACCTCTTTCATAATCATTTTACATTCTGTTTCATTAAACCTCATAAACGATTTTAATTTATTCATCTTTTTGTATATATTAGGCCAAATAACTTTCTCTTTAATGTCCACATTCCAGTTCTTACTAAACGAAAGAAAGTGGTCAAATACAATGGCGGTCTGGTAAGATGTCTTCTTTTGAATAAGTAATTGTAGGAATCGTGGATGTTGTCCATTATTACATAATAGACCATCATTAAACCGAATACCACGCCTGCTAAAATCAGAAACGATAAATGAACAATCTGATTTAAAATGGTACGCAAATGCACTATTATATTTTCTGTACGCCAAAAACTGTTCTTTACCATCATTTTCTAATAAGTTTTTTATCCATTTTTTATCATCATATAAAAAGTTGGCTACAAAGAAGTCCAATATCTCCTCTTGTTTGTATTTCTGTGAAAGCTTATGGAAGAAATATCTGTCATTACGCCTCGTAAAAGTATCCAACTTTGCATTAATCTTGCCTTCATATTTTGCATAGTCATATGAAGCCGTAGTAAAATGTAACTTGACGGCCAAATAAGTTTTATATACTTCAAATCCACCATACATACTATTCTAACAAATACTTAGCACTTACAGGAAATTGGTCTTCTAAGTGTTTTGCTATATTATGTGTAATCATTCTTGTTTCTTCCTGTGAATCTGGTTTGTTTCTTAAATTACATACACGAGCAAACGCATATAAAGTACCAGACCAATACCATTCAGTAAACATATTCTGAGGTAAAATCATTCTTGCCATCTCTGGTGCTATGCCTTCTTCAATCATATTTTTGTAAACAGTTTTAGAAGCTTCTACAATTTCAGAAATATCATATTCATATTCTTTTGTACCACTTCCTTGTTTTTTATCTTCTGGTTTACTTCGCCATATGAAAGGCATATAAAATTCTGGTTCATTATCTACATATCTACGACTAACTTCATTCCAAACTAAACCAACTTGGTGTTTCACTAATTGTCGTGCAACAAATATAGGTGCTTTAATTAAGAATTGTAAACTTGCGTGACCAAATGGCGACCAATGATTATGTTCTGCAAGATACTTAATAAGTCTTTCGTCTTTTTCATCAAACTTTTCTTTTCTTTTAGAAAACGATACACGAGCTGCATTTACAACTGACAAATCACTTCCCATTTTATCAATCAATGTTATGTTCATATTGGTAACTTTCCTTGTGGCATACTAGCAGAGCCCTTTAATAATTTAAGGTCAACTGCTTCTGCTTTGATTTTTTCTTTTAGGGATTTTGAGATGAGGCCACTA